GGAGATGCTTGCTACAAAGATAAAGAGAGATATCCAAATGGTCCATGGTGCAAGGTTGGTGATTGGGTGGTCTTTGCTCGTTATGCAGGATCACGAATAGAAATTGATGGTGGAGAAGTACGTCTTTTAAACGAAGATGAAGTGTTAGCAACTGTAGAAGATCCGACAGATATTCTACACAAATTTTAACATAGGAAGGAAACTATGCCAGAGTCAAATAAAATAAAACAAGACGAAATGATGGTAGACATAGATACTTCAGGTCCAGAAGCCGAAGTAAGTTTACCGGAAGAAAACATTGAACAAGTAGCAACGGAAAAGGAAACAACGAATGAAGAAATTATTAACGAGCCTGTTAAAACTGAAGACACACCTGAGAAACCTAGTGAGCAGTCTGATGTTCAAGCAAGCGAAACAAAAGAAGACGAAAAATTAGAGGACTATAGTAAAGGTGTACAATCTCGTATTGCGAAATTAACTCGTAAGATGAGAGAAGCAGAAAGAAGAGAACAAGCTGCTACTGAATACGCTAGAGCTGTAGAAGCAAAAAGAAAAGTTGCAGAATCTAAGTATGAACAAATTAACAATGATTATGTTAAACAGTTTGATACTAGAGTTACAACTGGAATGGAGTCAGCGCAAAAAGAACTTGCAATGGCTATTGAAGCAGGAGATGCAGCAGCACAAGTAGAAGCAAATAAAAAAATTGCTACACTATCAATTGATGCAGCTAGATTAAATGTTTTAAAAGACACTAAAGTTGAAACACCAAAAGCAGATTTGTCTCAAGACGCTAATGTCGATAGGCAAACACCTCAAGCTTTACCTACACCGGACCCACAAGCAGAAGCTTGGGCTTCTAAAAACAGTTGGTTTGGTCAAGATAGAGCAATGACGTTTACTGCTTTTGAAATACACAAAGAATTGGTAGATAATGAAGGTTACGACCCTAAATCACCTGAGTATTATGCGGAGATAGACAAGAGAATAAAAGTTGACTTTCCACATAAATTTGGTAATACTGAAACAAATACGTCTAAGCCTGTTCAGTCAGTTGCTTCTGCTAATAGAAGTGTAAAACCAGGACGCAAAACTGTGAGACTCACATCATCACAGGTCGCGATAGCGAAAAAATTAGGTGTGCCACTCGAAGAGTATGCAAAACAAATAAAACTCACGGAAGGAGCATAAGCATATGAAAAAAGACGAAACAAATAAAGTAACTTCTCGTGCGAGTTCAGAAAGGTCTAAAACTGAAAGACCTAAAGTATGGACTCCTCCATCTTCTCTAGATGCACCCCCTGCGCCGGATGGTTTCCGACACAGATGGATACGGGCAGAAAGTTTAGGATTTCAAGATTCTAAAAATATTTCTGGTAGATTAAGATCTGGTTATGAATTGGTTAGAGCCGATGAATATAAAGATTCTGATTATCCCGTAGTCACTGATGGTAAATACGCAGGAGTGATTGGAGTAGGTGGCCTTGTACTCGCAAGGGTACCTGAGGAAATCGCGAAGTCACGAACTGAATACTTTAAAGCGCAAGCTCAAGGTCAGGACGAAGCTGTAGAAAACGATTTACTGAGGGAAGAGCACAAGAGTATGCCAATCAATGTTGATAGGCAATCTCGCACAACCTTCGGTGGTACTAAGAAATAAAATTCTAAACACCAGCGAATAAAACTAAACCGAACTGGAGGCCCGCAAGGGCAGGTTCATAAGGAGATAAAACTATGGCTAATAGACAAACAGCAGGATATGGTTTTAGATCGGCTGGTACGTTAGGTAATACACCTGCAATCCAAGGTCTTTCTAAATACTTTATCGATGCCGCTGTGGACATTGATTTGTTCTACGGCAGCGCAGTACAAGTTACAGCAGGTTATGTTGTAACAGCTGAAGATGCAGCTACGGCTGAATCAATTGGTGTCTTATATGGTATCTTTTATGAGGATGCGTCGACGTTGAAACCAACGTTCAACAATCATTATAATGGTGCTATTACACCAGCGACAGCGAAAGACGGCGGTGATATCGTAGCTTTTGTTAATGACTATCCTTGGCAGGTTTATCATGTTGCATCGGACGCAGCAGTAGCTTCAACTATTGCAGGCGCTCACGCAGTTTACTTAGATACTTTCGATGTAAACTCAGCAGCAGGTAGCACTACTACAGGTATGTCATCTAACACACTAGATATCGGCGACACACACGCAACAAATAACACTTGGAGACTATTAAGAGGTGTTGAAGACCCTGAGAATGGGGACTTAACGGCAGCATTTTGTAATGTTGAAGTTGTTCAAAACTTGAACCAATACATTGATAGTTCTGGGTCATAAGGAATAGGAGAATAAATTATGGCAATATCACGACATCAACTCGTAAAAGAGTTAGAGCCAGGATTGAATGCACTATTCGGCCTGGAATACAATAGGTATGATAATCAGCACGCTGAGATTTATACTAGCGAATCATCTGACAGAGCTTTTGAAGAAGAAGTAATGTTAAGTGGATTCGGAAACGCAAGTGTAAAGAGTGAAGGTTCTGGAGTAGCATTTGATAATGCACAAGAATCTTACTCTGCTAGATACACTCATGAAACAGTTGCTTTAGCATTTGCTATCACTGAAGAAGCTATCGAAGATAATCTTTACGATAGAATTTCTTCTAGATACACAAAAGCTCTAGCAAGATCTATGAGTAACACTAAACAAGTAAAAGCAGCAGCACCTTTAAATAACGGTCTACCAAGTGTAGATGGTTTTGATTCAGGTGATGGTGTTTCTTTGTTTAACACTTCTCACACAACTGTGAGCGGTACTAGCGTTAAAAATACACTATCAACACAAGCAGACTTAAATGAAACTTCATTAGAGCAAGCTATGATCGACATATCTGGCATGACTGATGAAAGAGGTTTAAGAATTGCAGCTAAAGCAGTCAAAATGATTGTTCCATCTGCAAACCAATTTCAAGCTGAAAGACTGATGAAGTCTCAAGGTAGAGTTGGAACTGCTGATAATGACATCAATGCATTAGGATCAATGGGAATGATTCCTCAAGGTTACAGAGTGAATAATTTCTTAACTGATACTGATTCGTTTTACATTATCACTGATGTACCAAATGGTATGAAAATGTTCACTAGAGCACCATTGACAACTGCAATGGAAGGTGACTTTGATACTGGTAACGTTAGATACAAAGCTAGAGAAAGATACTCATTTGGAGTTTCTGACTTTAGAGGTATCTTTGGCGTTGAAGGTGCGTAATCAATAAAACTTTTTGTGGCCGGACATAGTTCGGCCACATTTAATAATTAATACGGTGAGAACATGAAAAAATTCCTAGTAAACATATGGGCGCACGATCATCATGCAAAATTTCAAGTTTTGTCTGAAGATAACGCTATTTCTCTTGAACAATCAATCCTTGACAAGTTGGGAGATAAGAGTATAAATTGGGAATATCTCGGAAACAACTATAATAACGAGATAAGTCGAATAACCTATGAGGAGGTTAATGATGATACAAGACCTATACAAAGTAAAAAGGTCCTTGGAGTTGAAGTGGGAACAGGAGCATCTGTCTAATGGTAGATACACTCTTGAAATGGTTCGGATCGATGACAAAGTTAGGGAAGTCATTACTGAAATCAAGCTGGAAGAAGCTAAAATTGCTCACAGGCAAAATAGCGTTGAAGGCGCGGCTCCACAAGTTTCTGTAGCTACTTAATCAAAAGCTACATTGCTGAAATGCATAAATACCTTAGGATCTCTTGCACTCTACTTAAAAATAACATATAATTTTACCACTATACAAAAAATAAAAATTAAATGTAGACGCGTATAGTCGACATCCCTAGGGACTACATTTAAAATATCTAGGAGGATATTAATATGGCAAATACAACATTTAGCGGACCGGTACGTTCGGAAAACAACGTACAGCTAATTAGTAAAACAGCAGCTACAGGTACAGTTCATGACAGAACTCAATGTTTTGGATTACATGATGCTCGAAGAAAATATTTATTTGAAGGTTTCTATCAAAGACCGGGCCTTAATGCGATAAATATCATAGACCCTGATGCGGATAATGCATCAGCGTTAGCAATAACACAAGCAGCGAACAAAAACTTTGAAACATTAGGTACTAATATGACGACTGCTTTAACTACTTTTTCAGCAACTCAAGCTGGAATCTTAATGACAACTGCTGGTGCAGACCAGGATCAGTCAATTCTTTTACCACATTTAGATACAAACCAAACATCTTGGAGTGGAACTAAATGGGGAACTGAAAATGAAGTAGAGTGGGAATGTTCAATCTCATTACCTGCACTTGATAATCAAAAAGTTTGGGCTGGTTTAAAGTTAACTAATGATCAATTAGTAGCAACTGATGCTAACCAGGTATTTTTTAAATATCAAACAGATGCAACAAATAGTGAAGCTTTCACTGATTTTGCTAAATGGCATTTTGTTCACAGTATTGGTGGAA